CCCAACTTCCTCCACGACAGCCTCGTCAGCACCCAAACTGGACTTCATCGTTGCTGTGCGATTCACTGAAACGGGGAAGTTAGATGGTTTGGAGTGTGTTGGGGGGAGTTGGGTTCAATTCTTCCAGCTAGACCCGAATATGTGGAACAACACCAGTGACCGTAGGTCTACCCCGCAGAACTTTGTTCCATTACCGCCTGACGCAAGCGGATATTGCCGAATAAAGCCGATTGCCACTCCTAAAAACGCCGGAACACTCTACGCTCTGGGCAAGTTGAAGTTCGTGGAGATGGGTGACGCTGACAGTCCCATCATAAACGGCGCGGCGAACGCCCTTTTGGCCTATGCCGCTGGCGATATGCTGGAACGCTCCATGCAATACCAAAAAGCCCAAACCAAATTCTCTGAAGCAGCCAATCTGCTTCAAATATGCCGTGACCTGGATAATGTGCAGCAGGATAAAGTGAATGTCATTATCCCTGCCGTGGTGGATCACTGGTCAAGAGATGATTTCGTAAGCTAATGCCTGTTTTATCAAATGAAGTATTGGATGACCCGATTATTCTGGACGGGAACAACAGCTTTGTCGGTGGTCAGACCAGTGCTTCCCGCGCAAACCTGATTCCAGAGAATGCCTATGCTGAAGGCAAGAACATTGACCTTGATGAGTTCGGTAATGCGGTGACTCGGCGGGGAACAAGCCTTTCTCAAGGGTACAGAATTTGGGAAGACGTAGATGTAAACTGGGAAGCGGAGACAGGCACATGGGGAGGGCTTACTGCTCCATTAACTTCCATTGCCTACTTTGACACGGGCAGCATTGAGTATTTTATCTTGGCTGATGGCGAGGATAACCTGAAAGTCTTGACTCCTCCCGGCATCTTCACGTTCCTGACAGGAGCAACCTACCCAACTGGAGCAACAATCAGGTTTGCCCAGCTAAATGACCGGATGTATTACACTGACGGGACTAATGCACTGCGTTATGTGGACGGCAGTGCTGCTCCACCCACCGAAGGCGCGATTTCAGCGGGGCAAATAAGCAGCATAGCTATTTCAGACGGTGGAGCGGGGTATGTTGCCGTTCCAACTGTCGCGATTGCCGCCCCTTCATCGGGAACAACAGCTCTTGGGACAGCGGTTCTCGGTTATGACGGGTCAGTGGTTAGCGTAACGATTACGAACGAGGGAACTGGCTACACCAAGGACAGCCCACCCGCTGTGACCTTCACAGCCGCCCCCACTGGCGGGGAAGACGCAGTTGGGACAGCTAACGTCACTCAAACTCCCAGCAAACCTAAATTTATTGTCACCCACACGAACAGGTTATTCGCCACCAGCGCAGATACGGCAGTACCCTCGGACACTTTGTATTGCAGCGCAATATTGGATGGAGATTCTTGGGATTTGGCGGGTGACAACCTTCGGGTGGGTAATGATCGTGACCCCATCACTGCCCTGATGCCCGGACAGAACTTTGACCTGTATGTTTTCAAGGAAAGAAGCATCTACAAGGTCAACGCTGACCCAACCCTCCCTGTATCGCAGTGGAGCATCAAGTTAATCAATAACCGGATGGGTTGCGTGGCCGATGCCACTGTTCAACAGGTGGGCGCGGATGTTTACTTCCTTTCACGGGATGGAGTTCGCTCTTTGCAGACAATTCAAGCTGGTACGGAGACGGATGTTAGCCTTCCCATCAGCCGCAACATAAACGACCTCATAGGGCGCATCAATCAGGCTGCGGTCAGCACTTGCACGGCAATCCACTGGAGAAATCGCTACATCCTGTCTGTGCCGCTGGATGATGCCACAACTCCCGACACTGTACTGACCTTTAACCTCTTGGCAGGAGCTTGGTGCGGTTATTGGACTGGATGGGACGCGAGAGACTTTGTAATAAGCGCATTTGACGGGGAACTGAAGCTGAATATCGCTACGCAGAACGGTGAGCTTTATACTTGGGACGATATTAACCCTGAAGACTCCACCACCATCGCAGATTACATGGATGGCGGTTCAACCTACGAATCTTTCATCAAGACCCGCGCATACACCTTTGGTGAGACTTGGGGAGACAAGATCGGGTACTCAACCCAGTTTAATCTGGACAACACCCATGCGGATGCGGTTACGGGTGACATTAAATATTACACAGACCTTTCCTCCTCTGCCAGCACGCTTGACGGGAGCCTGTCGCTCCCCGGCTCAACGAACCTGATTCGGAAAGGCTTTAATATGTTGAGCAAGGGAAGATTTAATCAGTTACAGTTTAGAGTGAAGGCAGATGGCGGAAGGCTTGCGCTGCATTCAGTCCAGTCCAGTGCCTTTGGACAACCAATAGACCCTGAACGATGAACAACGTGGATACCCTGTCAATTTGGATAGCGGAACTGTTCAGACGGCGTCTGGATCACTGCAAGGATTGGCCGCAGAAAAGATTATTGGATTGGGTGAAGTGGTTTGTGGTCAAGGGCAGGTACTTCGTTTCGGTTCGTAACGGTGAACTGGTGGGCGCGGCAGTGTTGCGCTATGTTGACAGTGAAGCGGATTGCCGAAAGGACTACTGCGATACAGGCGGAAAGATTTGTTATGTGGACGCCACTGTGGCAACTCAAGCGGATGTGATGAAGGAAATGTACACGGAAATGTGGAACGAGATTGGGAAGGATTGTAATTTAATCGCTTGGGTGCGGCCCAAGCATGACAGCAAGATCGTGTGCGTAGATATGGACAGGGCGCGGCGACATTTAATTAAGGAATAGATCATGGGAAAACCGAGTATACCAGCCCAACCGGCACCGCCATCAGCGCAGGAGTTAGCTAACGCGACAGTCGAGACTGCCGAACACATGGCGAGACTCCAGAGTGCGCTGGAGTTTGGCGACGAGATGCTCAAATACTCGACTGCGGAGGATGGGAGTTCTGTTCGCTACGAGACGGATAAGACAGAGGTTCCAAAGGGGGCAACGGCTAACTACGAAGACGAAACAATAACGTCATGGGGGCCGAAGCAATTCCGCACCAATGTTCCTCATGTAGGGTGGAGGTCTTTTGATTTTGATGAGGACGGGAATATCACAGACGCCGTAAACATGGCGGATAACGTCTTTCTCCCCAAAGGAACTCACTACTCCAAGGTTAAAAGTATGCTTGGGGAAAATGACACTTATTCCGAGCTAATAGGGTCAGCCTCCTACGAGTCTACAACCCCGCGATTAACAGGCCATACCGACCTTGACGGAAACATTATTCCGCTTGGAGATTATTACCGGATAGACAAGGCCGCAGACGGAACCACTACCCGCACAAAGGTTGGGCGTGACGAGGCGGTAGACCATGACTTCTCCGGCATGGGTGACATAGACCGCGCCCTCAAGCGTTGGGAGTTTGAGAAGGAAACTTCCGGTGAAGTTGCCGATCATATGTTGAGCCAAGCCAGAAAGTATGGCCTTGGCGAAGATGGCTTCATTGATACGGCAGTTGAGATGCTCAAGAAATCCGATGAAACCGGATATGCAGCACGCGAGATGCTGGGCAAACTGGCGCAGGATTATGAACCGGGAGAGCTGCCGGATTTGCCTGAACTTGAGAAGATGGCTGGCCCCGCCTTGATGGAGAGGGCTGGAATTGCTCCACTCTTACCTGAAGTTGGACTGGGCGATGTACCGGAATACGAACGAGCAGGAGCATTCGGAGATTTAGACAGATTAGGCCCAGAGCCTACGCTAGAGGAGTTGGCAAGGGGAGATGCTCCGGGTTTTGATGATCCGGGAGAGATGGATGCTCTGCGTAGGGCAGGAGCTACCCCTGAATTTGGCCAGATAGGTGCTGGGCCGAGTCTCCAGAAGGCAGGAGAGATGGATGGACTGGGCAGGATAGACCCAGCCCCCACCATGCGGGAGCTTGGAGCTGGGCCGAGCCTTGAGGAAGCGGGTGCGATGGATAGGCTACGCAGAATGGACGCAGCTCCCACGTTGCGCGAGATGGGAGCTGGGCCGGTGCTTGAGAAAGCCGGGGGGATGGACGGACTTGGGCAGTTGGGAGAATTTGGCGGGTACGAACGTGCAAAAGAGATGGGCGCACTGGAACGCGCTGGGGAAATGGCAGCATTGGAAAGGAGAGGTGCAGGGCCGACACTTAAGGAGTTGGGAGCAGGGCCATCGCTGGAACGTGCAGGAGAGATGGGTGACCTTGAGAGGTTAGCTGCCTTTGGCGGATTGGAACGCGCAGAAGGGATGGGCTACCTTGAGCGAGCAGGAGAAATGACGGCACTGGAGAGGGCTGGAGCAGCACCCACGCTTGAGAGGTTGGCAGCAGGGGATATTCCAGAAATCCCCATTGACCCTGAATCCCTTGCAGGACGGCAGTTTGCCGAGAGACAATTCTTGGATAGAGCGCAGTCAGGCAGGACAGCGCAACTCATGGGGAAGAGGGCGCAGAGGCTTGCAAGAGGGAGAGCCGCTGGACTCGGAAACATCTTTGGTGGTGGAGCTGTGATTGAAGAAGCGGCACAGGTGCAGGAGGCGGAAGACGCCGCCAACCGTGCAGCCATGGGTGATCTCACGGGATTCCTTCAATCAGGCCAGACGGCTGGCGACTATCAGGCGCGAGTGGCACAGCAGAACTTGCAGAACAGGCTGTTGGGAATCCAGCAGCGTACTGGTGCTGAAACAGGCGAGTTCGGTATGGGAATGCAAAGGCTCGGTGCAGACCGAGAAGCTGCATTGCAGGAAAGAGCAGACCAACTTGGCGCAATCGGACAACGCAATAAGGCCGAGGAGCAGGAATACAGGGGAGCATTACAAACCTTGGAGTCCAACCGTCAGGCTGTGTTGCAGGAGTACGGGCTGGAATCGCAGAGGCGTTCGTTTGCCAATGAACAGGCTCTACGCGAGCGTCAGGATCAGCTTGGGGCTGTGGGGCA